AATTCCTAGCCAAAAAATAATGACAGATAAGATTTCAAAATACATTATATACCTGCCCTCATTTCTGCAATGGCTCTCATTTCTATATCTTCAAATTCTAATCTTTGCATTTCTTTTTTAGCAAGTTCTAGAATACGTGACCTACTTACAGTACCATCATACTCATACTCCCATTGTATATATCCATCTGCATTAAAGATTAAATATACATCATCATTCACATCATACTCACAATAGTAATCATCATTAGCAAACATGACGTTAGGTGGTAGCTGTTCCTCATCAGTCTCAATGTTATATATTATACCCATTTTATTTTCCTTTCTCTTGGTTATTATTATGTTCATACCAATCTAAAGATGCACTCATAATTAGATTTGTATACTCTATACCATATCCACTTCCTGCCTTCAATGTTTCTTTATCAAGTAAGTGTTTATGCATATGGTCTATACTATCCCAATTATCTAATATCTTTTTACATAGATAATCAAATTGGGAATCAGTTAAAACATTCTTATCACATTCATAATATAAGTATGAACTCATTAGATAAATAGGAACTAGCCTATTATTTGAAATGTTATTTAATTCCATGTATCCTTCTCCATACTACCCAAGTAATTGCTTGTAATTCATATGCCTTGAGACCTAGCTTTTTAGATGCTCTAAGGTATGCATTCTGAATTTCACAATACTCAGTCTTAGTAATATTTGTATTGGGTGTAGTCAATCCTTGCCTATCATTATATGCAATATTTCTTGCATGACCATCAATACATATAGCAGTTTCATCTCCATTTATACATTTGTAGAATGAAACAATTTTCCTACCATTTAGTATTGATATTGTTTCATCATAGTTAGGCATTTGTTCAAGTATTGACCATGCTTTTGCTTTCATCTTATGATAGGCACTTACTTTGATGCTATCCATATCTTGACCACTAATAAATGCCTTACATAAATCTTTAGCATTGGGTAAGTTTCTTGACCATTTATTATTAGGACTAAGTGCAGATACTACACCAATAACAATATGAATAGGTAAGTCATATTTTAATGCAATGTTTTTACAATCTGTAGTTGCATTTAGATACCAAGCAATACCTTCTTTTATCTCACTTGGTGTTGCTAACTTGTATACTGCAATAATATTTTTAATTGAAACTGCCATTAATTATTATCCCATAGTTTATGTTGAATTTGAAATGGTTGTGACTGTAAGAAATAATTAACCATTTCCCTAGCTTCTTGTTCACTTTCTGCATATTCTGAATAGTATAATGTACCACCTACACCATCAATAGTAATTTCAAATTTATATTCTTTCATTGTTTTATCCTTTCAATTCTTCATAATCAAATTCTTTAAGTGCTTTAAATACATTTAGTTTAGTATACTTAACACCATCAGGAGTTTTGTCTGTACCTAGTAAATTATAATCAACTATAAATTCAGTAAGTGTCTTTTTAGATACTCCTTTTTCTAAAACAGACATGATAGTTGAGTAAATATCATAATCATTATTAAACCATAAAGATATATTCCAAACTTTGTAATTTTCAAAACCATTATACATTTTAATTTCCTTTCAAGAAATGAAAAGGAAGCACTTAACATGCTTCCCTAATTAAGTTTTACTTTACCAAGCTTATGCTTGATTTATTAACATTAAGCTTCTTAGCTAGTGAGTCAATAAACTGCTCAGTAGTACACCACTTACCACTTAGTAAGTCTTGGTTACTGTTTCTGAAAGTAACACTTGTTAGGGTTGGTGCATTCTCAGAACCATTGTTATGAGAGATAGTATAAGTTTTAAATCCTTTAGGATTGTATGAATTTTTAAGCATAACATTTTCCTTTCATTTAGTTAGTTTAGCTTAATAGTATATTATCAAATATACTTAGCTAGGCAGGAAGGGGAAGCCTGCCTAACAAGGTATACTTGGTTTACTTTAATCTCATTAATATATTATATCTAACTTTAAGTAATTTAATTAATTCAGCTTCAACCTCTTTAAAGTTAATTGGGTTTAAAGAGCATATCTCTTGAATTAAATCTTTAAATAATTCTGTTATCTTTTCTTCTTTAGTTTGCATTTATATTTCTCCTAGTTCAATTAATTCTCTTTTGTATAGTTCATGGTCAATAGCATGTTCAAAAGTTTCACTACAAAATCTTGGATTATGTGATTTACAGTAATCCATAACTTCATTAATCTCTTTAATCTTACCTCCATTATCTGCAAGTAATTTAACAAGATATCTAAAATGTTTTCTTGTTGGTCTTTTTGGTATTTCATAATTGTTGATAATCATGTCGTTTTCCCTTCAATTTATATAGGTTACATTATGTCACAAAATTAACTAACCTACATATCTAAATGACTAAATTATTAATTTGATATAGATAAGATTGTGTTTAACTTTTATCATTAAATCTTTTAATATTATTTAATCATTTAAAGATATGTAGATTAATCATTAACTTCTAATATATATAGGTTACATTATGTCACAAAATTAAATAAACCTAAATAAATCAATAGGTTTAAATAATATAGGGATAGGGTATAACCTACAAAATAGAAACATGGGATATTAAATCTAAATAGAAATAATGATATCTAAATAATTCTAAATAGATTTAAACAAATCCCTCAATATATATAGGTTACATTATGTCACAAAATTAATTTAAATATAAAGTGTCAATTTTCTGACTGACTGGAGATGAATAGTTTCTACCCCTACCCAAAAATCTGTCTAGTATATAATATATATATACCCTACCCCCAAATATTTTTAAAATTTCACAGGACTAACCATGCCCTATCTAGCTAAATAGGAGTGCCGCCTGATTAAGTTGATATGAGTATTTATAGTTTGAGTATAAAGTAATATATAATTACAATAGGAGGTTGGGGTCTATCTGTTTACCCCCGGAGGTCTAAATAGAAAATAACATACTTTCCTATTTTATACAATAGTGTTATAATATTTTTTATAACAACAAAGGAAAACTAATGTATGAGCTTTTTGTATTAGCATGTTTAATGAGTAATCCCAATCAATGTATAACTTTAGCAGATTTAAAAAGTCCACATGACACACATGACAAGTGTCTAGCAAGAGCCTATGTAATTGCAAGTGAACTACACACCCATATGCCTGATTATTTTCCAAAAGCATATAAGTGTTTTGATATGAATGAAGAAGAAGGTAAAATAAATACATAATGGAAGAAAAAACTAAATTAGAAAACTATTTAGATTTTAAGATTAATTTAGATACATATATTAATTTAAGAGCAAGAGATGATTTCCTTACATTTGTAAAGGTATTTGCTCCCACACTGGTATCTGATTTTAAGATGGGTAGGCATATTAAGTTATTATGTAGTAAACTACAGGGTGTGGTAGATGGTGACATTAAGAGACTTATGGTATTCCTACCACCTCGTTCTTCTAAATCATTAATATGTAGTAAGTTATTTCCTGCATGGTATATAGGTAACTTTTCAAACCATGAAATAATGTCTGTATCACATAGTGACCAGCTTGCTTCTGACTTTGGTAGAACTGTAAGAGACATAGTTAATACAGAAAAGTTCCAAAGAATATTTAAGGGTGTTGCATTACGTAGTGACGTTAAGGCAGCAGGTAAATGGAAAACAAATAAGAATGGTTCATACTATGCAGCAGGTGTAAGAAGTCAGGTTGCAGGTAGAGGAGCAAACATTGCCCTGCTAGATGATGTCATGTCAGAAGAAGATTCATTCAGTCAGACAGGTAGGAAGTATATTAAGGAGTGGTATCCTGCAGGTTTAAGAACAAGACTTATGCCTAATGGTTCAATTATAATTATTAATACAAGATATCACTATGATGATTTATGTGGTTGGTTATTAAAGCAGGAAAAGACTGCAGAACAGAGTACTTATCCCTGGGAAGTTATTAGTATTCCGGCATGGTTAAATGAAGAAGCAGCAGAGTTACTGGATTTACCTGTAGGTAGCTCATACTTTCCTGAGTGGAAGTCTGATGAAATACTAAGAATAGATGAACAGGAAATCAGGGCAAGTAATGGTGCAAGATATTGGAACTCATTATATATGCAAGACCCTTCACCTGATGATGGTGGTATAATAAAAAAGAAATATATACAGTGGTGGGAGTATGAAGACCCACCTGAATGTCAGTTTATTATACAGACATATGATACTGCATTTAGTACAAGTAGGACTGCAGACTATAGTGTAATACAAACATGGGGTATATTCCATGATTATGAGGAAGATTATGGTCACTCTTCTCACTTAATACTTCTTGGTAATACAAGAGGTAGGTATGAGTATCCTGAACTAAGACGTATTGCACAGGAGTTATATAAAGATTTTAGACCTGACGTATGTATTATAGAAAGAAAGGCATCAGGTCAGTCATTAATACAAGACATGCGTAGAGCAGGACTTCCTGTGCTAGACTATCTTCCAGACAAGGACAAGGTTGCTAGAGTATATGCATCTACACCCATGATGGAAGCAGGAAGGGTATGGTTACCTAAAAATAAAATATGGGCAGATGATTTATTTTCTGAGTGTATGTCATTTCCCAATGGCTCACATGATGACCAAGTAGACTGCCTAACAATGGCAATACACTACATGAAAGACAGTTGGAACTTAACACATCCTGAAGACCCTTCATGGGAAGATGATGGAAGTAAAAAGGATAAAAGGGTTGCGTACTGGAGGGTATAACAGTATAATGAAGATATTCAAATATAATACTGTAACCTACTGTGTAGAGTGTGGAGCAAAACGATATAGTAAATATTGTAAGTGTAACAGGTTACCAGTAAAAGTGGGCAAATCAACAACCATAAAAAAATATAAAAGTCCAATGATAAGGAAAGAGAATGGCAGTAGAAAAGAATCCTAATGAAGAAATAGCTCAAGACAATATTATTAAATTAGATATTCCAAGAGAAGAAACATCTAACAATGTAAGCTTTGAACTTGACCCTGAAACAGGTGAGTTAGAAGTAGAGTTTGACTCTATGGAAGAACTTGAAGAGGAAGAAGAAGAGCAGGGAACTTTTTATGAAAACCTTGCAGAACTTATGGAAGAAGAAGATTTACAGGACATTGCAAATACTGTAATAGAGAAATATGATGCAGACAAATCTTCTAGGTCAGAATGGGAGTCAATGTTTGAAAGAGGGTTTGACTTATTAGGACTAAAGCTTGAAGACACAACAGAACCATTTGAGGGTGCAGCAACTGCAGTACACCCACTACTTATTGAATCTGCAGTTAAGTTTCAGAGTAAAGCAAGTGGAGAGTTGTTTCCTTCTAAAGGACCTGTAAAGGTACAGATACTAGGAGAAATAACAGAATCAAAACAAAGACAGGCAAACAGAGTTCAAAACTTTATGAACTATCAATTATCAGAACAAATGCCTGAATACTTTGACGAAACAGAAAGAATGTTGTTTCATTTACCACTGCTAGGTTCTGCATTTAAAAAAATATATTATGATGACTCTTTAGATAGACCTGTCAGTGAGTTTGTACCTATTGACCAATTTTATGTTTCTTACTATGCCACAGATTTAAGAAGAGCAGATAGGTATACACATATTCTTTATAGAAGTCCTATAGAACTTGCAAGACAGATTAATGCAGGTATGTATAGAGATATAGACTTGCCTGACCCTGAACTTCCTAAACAGTCAGCCATGGCAGAAAAAATGGACACAGTACTAGGTTTATCCCCTTCTACAGATAGTGACCCACAGTATACACTATTAGAGCAACACTGTTATCTTGAAATAGAAGACTATGACACTGCCTGTCCATATATTGTAACTGTAGAAGAGCAGTCACAAAAGGTATTGTCAATTAGAAGAAACTGGAATGAGGAAGACAAAACGAAACAAAAGAAAATGTTTTTTACTCACTACAGATTTGTCCCAGGCTTTGGTTTTTATGGATTAGGACTTATACACTTTTTAGGTAACCTAACAATGTCTGCTACTGCAGCAATGAGAAGTTTAATTGATGCAGGTCAGTTTGCAAACTTACAGGGTGGATTTAAAGCTAAGGGTGTAAAGGTTGTAGGAGATAATGACCCTATTGCCCCAGGTGAATTTAAAGAAGTAGAAGCAACAGGTATGGACTTGAATAAGTCTATTGTAATGTTTCCATACAAAGAACCTTCTTCCACATTGTATAATATGATGACATATGTTGCAGGTGCAGGACAAAAGTTTGCAGATACAACTGAACAGATTATAAGTGAAGGTTCTAACTATGGTCCTGTAGGTACAACTATGGCACTACTAGAAGCTTCAAGTAAATTCTTTTCTGCAATACATAAGAGACTACATAAGGCACAAAGAGAAGAGTTTAAAGTTCTTGCACGTATTGACTCAGAAAGTTTACCCCAGAGATATCCTTATGATGTCCCAGGAGAGTCTTCAGAAATATTTAGAAGTGACTTTGATAAAAAGATTGACATAATTCCTGTAAGTGACCCTAACATTCCGTCATCTGCTCACAGACTTATGATGACAAATATGGCAATGCAGGTAGCACAGAATG